TTAAGCAAATCATTAAAAAAGCTCGTGAAGAAGGCGACACGGACACCGAATTTGAGGCTCAAGAACGTTTGACCCAGGTTCTTTTGGACCAGCGCCAGATCTCAAGTGCCGAGCAGCTTCGCCAACAGCGTGTAGCCCAACAGGCCCAGCAAACCCAGTACCAGGCGCAGCAGCCACAGTATCAACAGGCTCCGCAGGTTGATCCCAAGGCCGAACAATGGGCCGAGGACAACGAGTGGTTTGGTCGGGATATCGTTATGACTAACGCTGCCCGTGGAATTCATTTACAATTAGTAACGCAGGAAAGCTTTGATCCTCAGTCTGAGGATTATTACCAAGAACTAGATCGCCGCATGAAGGACTTGTTTCCTAATCGATTTAGTGGTAATAAAGCACCTATGCAACAAACTTCCAGAGGCGACAGACCCGTGCAAGCTGTCGCACCTGCTTCCCGGTCATCCGGAATAAACAACGCACGCCGCACCGTAAAGCTCACACCGAGCCAGGTTGCGATTGCTAAAAAATTGGGTGTTCCCCTTGAGGAATATGCCAAATACGTTAAGGAGTAGAACATGGTAGATCAAGTTGAAGTGCCTAAATTAAATCGCAGTCCGCGCACGAGTGAAACACGTAGTGCTGCTGCGCGCCGTAAACCATGGGCTCCTCCTTCAAGGTTGGATGCGCCTCCTGCGCCTCCAGGCTTCAGGCACCGTTGGATCAGAAAGGAAGCAAATGGGTTTGATGACCGAAGCAATGTGTCGTCAAAACTCCGTGAGGGTTACGAGCTTGTCCGCGCAGATGAGCACCCTGAGTTCCAATCTACCTCGGTAGACGACGGCCGACACACTGGATTAATCGGTGTGGGAAGCTTGTTGCTTGCAAGAATTCCTGAAGAGACGGCAGAAGAGCGACGTGCATATTACTCTGATAGAACGAAGGATCAATTAAAGGCTGTTGATAATGAGTTGTTAAAAAGCAACGCCCACGGGTCGATGCGGATTAACAACCCAGAACGACGGTCAAAAACCACTTTCGGCGGACCTAAGTCTGACGAATAACTTTTTTAAGGATAGACAAAATGGCAAACGTAGATAAAGCCTTTGGTCTGAAGCCATTAGGTAACCTTTCTGCTACTGGAGCACAGAAGCAGTACGGCTACAACATTGATGACAGTCAGGCTGGAGCGATTTTCCAAGGTGACCTAGTCACTATTGTCAACGGTTCTGTTGTTAAATTTCTCCCAGCAACGCATGCTGCTGCGTTGGGCGTATTTAACGGCTGTAACTACGTTGACCCCACAACTGGTAAGCCGATCTTCAGTAATTACTACCCCGGCTCGGTCAACATTACTCAAGGCGTTATTCAAGCCGACGTAATTGATGATCCAAACCAGTTATTTATTATCCAAGCCGACGAAGACATTGTTCAAGCCGACATCGGCAAGAACGCTGACATAGTTGGCTCAGGAGGCAGCACCACCACTGGTGTTTCCACAATGGAGTTGGATTCTTCGACAATCGCTGACACAGCAGCTCTGAACCTGAAGATTGTAGGCCTCTACAATGTTCCAGGTAACTCCCTTGGCGACTTTGCAGTTGTTGTCGTTAAGATTAACGAGCATCTGTATGGCAGCACTGGCGTCAAAGCCGTAACTTAAGCATAAAGGACCTAAACCATGGCTATTTCACGCGCACAACTAGTAAAAGAGCTTGAGCCAGGTCTGAACGCACTGTTCGGCTTGGAGTACAAGAACTACGAAAACGAGCACGCACAAGTTTATTCCATCGAGTCTTCCGACCGTGCATTTGAGGAAGAAGTGATGGAGTCAGGCTTTGGCGAGGCTCCTGTAAAGACTGAAGGCGCTGGCGTTGCATACGACAATGCGCAGGAAGTCTACACAGCTCGCTACACGCACGAGACCATTGCATTGGCATTCTCGCTGACCGAAGAAGCCGTTGAGGACAACCTCTACGACCGTTTGGCAGCGCGTTATACCCGTGCCCTGGCCCGTTCGATGGCACAAACCAAGCAGATTAAGGCTGCTGCCGTTCTAAACGGCGCTTTCACTACCTCTATTGGTGGCGACGGCAAGCCCCTCTGCGCGGATGACCATCCGACCCTGTCCGGTCCTAATCTCCGTAACGAGCTTAGCACCCCGGCCGACCTGTCGGAGACGTCCCTTGAGCAGGCGTTGATTGACATTGCTGCGTTCACCGACGAGCGTGGCTTGAAGATCGCTGTTCAGGGCCTGAAGTTGATCATTCCCTCGCAGCTCCAGTTCACGGCTGATCGCATCCTGAAGTCCACTCTGCGTGTTGGTACTGCAGACAACGACATCAATGCCATCAACAACATGGGCATGGTTCCTCAGGGTTACACGGTTAACCATTATCTGACTGATCCGGACGCGTTCTTCATCAAGACCGACGCCCCTAACGGAATGAAGATGTTTGAGCGTGTTTCGATGAAAACTGGTTTTGAAGGCGACTTCGACACCGGTAACGTCCGCTACAAGGCTCGTGAGCGCTACAGCTTCGGCTTCAGTGACCCACGTGGCATTTTTGGTTCACCAGGTACACCCTGATAAACCAGGTGTAAGAACAAAACCCCAGCCCAAAAGGTTGGGGTTTTTTATGCTTGACACAGCAGCAAATACGGCGTAAAAAGATAGTATTCCGGGGTCCCCGGTGCGTTTGACTAGTCCCGGCTAGACGTCATGCAGACAACCGCACCTAACTCGCATGAGAGGATATTTTAATGTCTACAACCACGTTTTCTGGCCCAGTAGTATCTCAAAACGGCTTCCAAACAACAATTACTGACACTTCTACTGGTGCAGCTACATTTAATGCTAGTACAACCGAAGTCACAATGACCGGTGCAGGTGGTGTTGGTGGACGTACTCTTTTCCAATTAAACGCTAATGCCGCTTTGGGTTCATTCACAAATGCGTTAAAAGCAAACGTCGTTTATGGTGCTACTGGATCTACTTCTGGCTTAGGTTCAGCTTTTGTTGCTGAATTGACCCTATCGGCTGGCACAACCACTGGTACTTACGCTCCCTTAGAGCTCGAACTTAATGCCCCAACAAGCGCATCAACCGGGACAAGAACTTCGTTTATTTATGCCTCTGCCCAAGGCGCTAACGTAGCCGCAGTTAACACCAATGGAGTGTTTTTTAATCTCCAAGGTTTAACGGCTGGCGCAGGAAATATGTTGGTTGCAGGAGCGACTCTTGGTACCGCTTTTGGTGGTCTGCGTGTACGCGTTGGAAGCGCTAACTACTGGATTCCTCTGTACGCTGCTCAGCCAACCTAATGGCCACGTTAGATAAAGAGTACCTGTTGGGCTTGAGAAATCAAGCGCTTGAACAACGGCAAAGGTATTTTGAACTTGCCCAACAGGCCAACGGAGCAATAGCAATGGTGGATATTTTGTTGACTGAATTAGAGCGTCAAGATCCGCCGGATACGGAGAACAGAGATGCAACATTATCTTAAAAGGGGGACCACATGAGCTTTGCTAGTGATCTCCAATCGGTAACCCGAACTGCTGATGCACAGATGATTGAGGGGCGCACGCGCGTCCAGGCAATCTATTATGTAAGCACAGGCAGTGCGGGATTTATCAAACTTTACGACGGCACCACCAGCACGTCTTTTCCAGAAACAACGATTGCTACGCCTGCGGTGGTAGGTGCTGTTGACATAATCCTCCCAGAGGCTGGCTTGTTGTTTAAAGAAGGTGTCTACATGGACTTGAGCAACGTCACAAGTGTAACGCTCTTTTTCTATGGTGGCGCTAGACCAGACTCCAACGGCAGTGTCTCGCCGACGGGTGTTTCTGGAACAGCTTCTGTTAAACCGGTGACGGTGACCGTTTAATGGCCTCCAAGGGTATGGGCATCAAGACTTCTGTCAAGTCGGGCAACTTTCGTCCGACAAAGGCGGGAGCTGGCATGACCAAAAAAGGTGTTGCAGCTTATCGCAAAGCCAACCCTGGAAGCAAATTACAGACTGCGGTGACAGAAGATAATCCAACAGGTAAGCGTGCAACACGGCGTAAGTCTTATTGTGCTCGTTCTTTGGGGCAGATGAAAAAATTCCCAGAGGCAGCAAAAGACCCAAATAGCCGCATTCGTCAGGCTCGGAAACGGTGGAAATGCTAATGGAAATGATGCTTTGGAACACGTTGTTGACAGCGCTGCTGGGTGTTATAGCCTATATAGGCCATGAGAAGATATCTGAACTACAGCGTTTAAACATTTTGATTAACCGAACTAGAGAAGAGGTGGCCCGTGATAACGTCACTCAAGCAGAAATGGACAAGTTTGTTGAGCACATTGACCAGCGCTTTAACAAGCTTGAAGCAAAAATTGACCTCCTTATGCAAAAAGCGTAAATGATGGCTGCTAAACCTGGTCTCTATGCCAACATCGCCGCCAAGAAAAAGCGCATCGCTGCGGGTTCTGGCGAGAAGATGCGCAGCGTCGGAGCCAAGGGGGCACCTAAGAAGAGTGACTTTGTTAAGGCTGCAAAAACAGCGTCATTTAAAAAAGGTGGAGAAGCCAAGTCCCGTGTGAACGAGGCCGGTAATTACACCAAGCCCAGTATGCGAAAGGCTATCTTTGAGCGTATCAAGGCTGGCGGTAAAGGCGGTGCCCCAGGGCAGTGGTCCGCCCGTAAAGCACAAATGACAGCCCAGGCATATAAGAAAGCTGGCGGGGGGTACAAAGATTGAAAGCGCCTCAAAAAAGCTTGAAAGATTGGGGAGATCAAAAGTGGAGAACCAAAAGTGGTAAGCCATCAACTCAAGGTCCAAAAGCTACAGGCGAGCGGTATCTCCCAGAGGCGGCTATTAAGGCTTTATCACCTTCTGAATACGCGGCAACAACGAAAGCAAAACGAGTAGGAAAAGCAGTAGGAAAGCAGTTTGTCAAACAACCTAAAACCATAGCTAAAAAGACAGCTAAGTTTAGGTAGCAGGTTTTAACCTTTTTAAAGGAGCAACGGTATGATAGCCAAGAAAAAAGGGGCCACTTCTGGAGGCAAGATGAAGATGGTCATGAAGGGCGGCAAGATGGTTCCAGATTTCGCTGCCGATGGTGTTGGTAAGATGAAAAAGGGCGGAATGGCTGACAAAGCAGGCCGCGCAATGAAAAAAACTTCGGCTGATGCAAAAGGCCGTGCAATGAAAAAGGGGAAATAATCATGGCTGGACGTGGAATGGGTGCTGCTACTCGGGGTGGCGGAGCTGTAGAAAGTGGTCCTGCAAATAAAATGCTTTCTGAGCCTAGCAAGAAAACAGGTCCTGTAATGATGGCCAATGGTGGAATGGCTGTTAGCCCCCGTAAAAAGATGGCTATGGGCATGGCAGCAGGTGGAATGATGACCAAGGGCTATGCTGCAGGCGGTATGATGACCAAGGGCTACGCGGCGGGTGGAGCAATGAAGAAAAAAGGAATGGCAAGCGGCGGCAAGCGCGGTAAGTAATGGCCTATCTTGTAAGTAATATTCCTTACTTTAAGTGTTGGGTGCGTCGTGAGTTCACGCACATGCACCAGAAGTACGCCGGAGAGTATTTGCATGCGGTAGCAATTGCAGTTAACTGCATGCCGGATCGTTGTTTGAGTTTTCAGCTTGTGTTTACTGGATGTGAGAGCGATGCGGACGGCTCTGAAAACGTTCATGGTGGAGCGATGTGGGCAAGAATGCCGATTACGGCCTTGGTAGGCGATATTCCTTTGGATGAGTGGCCAGAGAGAATGCCTACCCCCTTGGCACAGCCTTGGGATTGTCCTTCACACCACCATACCGTTATCAAGTTCGCGCGCACGAGCCCGAGCCCCTGGCTGTGTAAGATAGGGGGAGAGTTTTACACTGGCCGATATATGTTTACCGTAGATTATGCGGAAAGTGAAGTTGCAGATTGCCCTGCTCAACACAAGCAAAGTCATGTGTTAACCTTGACGGATGCGGGACCGTGGACCGGGAACATTGTAGCTTTGCCCAATAATCGAGTAAGAGTAACAAGTCCCGCGTATTGGGAAACAGGAAAGGGTGCTCCGGATTTTAGACCTAGTCAATGGATTCACTGCGCAGAGCAAGATGATTCATACATGGACCCAACAGTTACTTTTGATAATTTATATAAAAAATGACAACTTCTGGAACAACAACCTTTGACCTTTCGATTGATGATTTAATCGAAGAGGCATTTGAGCGGTGTGGGATGCGGATGACTACTGGTTATCAGCTAACCACGGGACGTAGATCGCTCAATTTGTTGTTCTTGGATTGGGCCAACAGAGGATTAAACCTTTGGACTATTGAAGAGGCGACGTTTCCGCTTACGGGTTCGGCAGAGATCACTCTTTCTTCTGATACCGTTAACGTTCTTTCAGCGGTAATCCGAGACAATACGCAAAGTCCTTCGGTCGATATTTCAATTGACAGGATTAGCCGTGAAGAGTACCTAAATCTCCCGAATAAGCAGACGGGCGCCAGGCCAGCACAGTACTATGTACAGCGGGCTAACGTGTTTAAGGTGTTTTTGTACCCAAGACCAAATGCGGCATACTCGTTTGTGTACTACCGCATTCGTCGAATTCAAGACGCAGGCGACTACACAAACACCGGAGACGTCAATTTCCGGTTTTTGCCTTGTTTAGCCTCTGGCCTGGCGTACATGTTGTCTTTGAAGTTTGCTCCAGATCGTACTGCAGCATTGAAACAGATTTATGAAGAGGACTTTACAAGAGCTGCGCTAGAGGACAGGGATACGGCAAGTGTCTTCTTTATCCCTGATGTAGGAGCATGAGGTGGCTTACGCAACAGGTAAGTTCTCCTTTGGGCTGTGTGACTACTGCGGGCAACGGTATCCGTATAACGTCCTAAGAAAAAACTGGCGTGGGTTTAAGGTTTGCCCGGAGGACTACGAGCCTAAAGAGCCGCAGTTAGAGCCTCTTAGGTATAAAGGAGATGCGATAGCTCTCCTGGAGCCCAGGCCAGATCGTTTAGAACCTGTAGATGTTTATGTTGGACAGCCTGGCTACACCTATTTCCAAAGTATTGGTAGTGCGAATAATACGATTAACATGACGCCCTACCCAGGACAGACGAGTGTCCAGGGGGTAGGCGGAGTAGGGACAGTTACTGTTTTAGCCTCGGCTGTAGTCTCCCTCAGTGGGGTGTCGGCAACCGGACAAATTGGTACTGTTTTAGCATCAGGTAATTCAGTTATTATAGCATTTTCAGAAAGCGCTTCTGCAACTGGTAATGTGGGCAGCCCATCGGTGACAACATGACATATGACGAATTAGTAACAAATATCCGTAACTACACAGAAGTGGACGCAAACGTGTTCACCAACGCGGTTATTAATACGTTTATCTTGATGACGGAAAATCGCATTCTTCGCGACATTGATTTGGATGTATTTAAGCTAGAAGTCGCTGGCAATTTAACTGTTAACAATAAGTTTTTAACTGCCCCTTCCGATATCTTGACTCATCGATATATGATGATCACTTCAGGAACGAATCAGATATTCTTAGATTTTCGAGACACCTCCTTTATGAAAGAGTACTGGGCAAACGGGGCGCAGACAGGTATTCCTAAGTATTACTCAGTCTGGGACCAAAACACTTTCTATGTAGCCCCCACACCAAACGCTTCCTTTGCCGTAGAGCTTGGTTATATCTACAAACCCGCTCAACTGTCGCCTACCAACACGACAACGTGGGTGAGTATCAACGCTCCTGAGGCGTTGCTTTATGGCTGTTTGGTTCAGGCATACAGCTATACTAAGGGTCCGGAAGCAATGATTTCCTTTTTTAACAATTCCTACAAAGAAGCAATCCAGGGTCTTGGAATTGAACAGCAAGGACGTCGCCGCCGTGACGAATACAGAGACGGAATGATCAGGATTCCGGTTAAATCAGAAAGTCCAGGTCCATGACAAGTGTTCCAAACTTAGAAGGCAAGAAAGTAGCAATAGTGGCGATGGGAAAGAGCCACAGCCAGTTTATTATGGCCAAAACCCATTCGTTTCATTTTGATGAGGTCTGGGCGATTAATGCCATGTCTGGTGTGATTTTCCATGACAGGGTGTTTATGATGGATCCGGCCAGTCGGTTTATGGATTCGGATGATGCGGGCAGCCAAACCAATATTATGGCTAAGGTGCTCAAAAACCATGCGGGCCCAATCTACACTTGTGAGCTAGATCCTCGTTGTACGGGACTCGTGGAGTTTCCGTTAGTTGAGGTGATGAATGCCTGTCAGACGGGCTACTTTAACAATACTGTGGCCTATGCCATAGGTTTTGCGATTGCAGCAAAAGTGTCGGAAATACACATGTATGGGATTGATTTTTCCTACAAAGGCCATGTGCATTTTGCTGAGGCAGGAAGGGCCTGCTGCGAGTTTTTGCTCTCAAAAGCGATTGATAGAGGAATTAAGGTAGGTATTTCGCAAGAATCCTCCCTTTTGGACTCTAACGAGCCGCCACAAAGCAAGCTTTATGGCTACCACAGGCTGGCGGACCCCCTGGTGGTAGGCCTTGAAAACAACGAATTTTCCGTCAAAAAGTACTCTGAAATCAAAGACCAAGTGGAGGCGCAAAAGACGGATTTGCTGCCACCCGAAGCCTTGAGGACCTAGATATGTTTGATTTAAAACTTGGGGAAATACATAACCCAATCATTAAAACCAGTGACTTTGGCGGTCTTTCGTGCGAAGATTTAGCTGAGCTTTGCACTGACAAGATTATCGGTGTGGCTGAGAACGCTCCCCCAGCCATCCGAGAGCAGGCAAAGTTCTTCCGGGAGCGCGTTCAAAAAGCAGTTTTTGAATATCTTAAACAAGCAAAAAGGGCCGAAAGGGCTACTTGCATTCAAATTTGCGCTCAAGGCGGCGAGCACGATGCCGCTAATTTACTTAGGAGAGTCTAAATGGCTTTTACCACAACCGTAATGCCCACGTCCTTTAAGGTAGAGATCCTTAAAGCTGTTCACAACTTTTCAACCGGTGGAAACACCTTTAAACTGGCGCTCTACAATAACAGCGCCTCGTTCACGGCTGCAACCACGGCCTACACCACGACCAACGAAGTAGCGGCCTCTGGCTCGTATGCTCTTGGTGGTGGCACATTGTCCAAGGTTACGCCTACTTCAACAGGCACGACCG